CTTCCAAAGTGTTCGCACGGTGGGCCGTACTTTTTGTGACGGTCGCGGACGGCTTCGATGGCGGCCTTGAGCGTGCGAATCGCGGCACTGTCCTCAATGTCCGCCGCCTTGAAACCGGACGGCGTTACCGGCGTGCACCTCGCCCCCTCGCAGCAGCTTTCAACGGGCGTTGCGTTGAGCCGCTCCAGCACGGCGTTTCGCAGGTTGGCGTTTTGTTCTTCCAGCGTTGTCGTCATCGGTGGTCCCTCTTAGGTCGCGGTCGCAGAAAAGTGGATACGCTCGCGTCACCTCGTGCCGGCCGTGGTCGATGATCGCCATTCCCTGGCACGGCCGCTCTGGTGACGCGACTCGTTCAGCGTATGGCGAGTGTCCAATCACGCTGCCGTTCGCCACGTAGCGGGCACCACGCAGCCAGCCCCACGAGTGGTAGTGCCCGAAGATCGTCAGGTCCGCCTTGCGTCCTGCGTCCCACCGTGCAATCGCCTTGCTCGCCGGAAGCGCCAGCCCGTAGACGCCACCAGCGAAGCGAATTGAGTGGCCGTGCGTAGTACGCACCAGGAACCCGTCGAGGTCCACGTACCCTAAGTGCCCCTCGGCGATCTGCCACTGAACGTTCGCGTTCTTCTCTTCGCGGGCCAGCGTGTGGTACATCAACTGTTCCCACGAGTGGTCTAGCTCCGTGGCGATGCGGTTTTTCTCTGTTGACCGTCCGTGGTTTCCGGCGTTGGTGCAGACGATGACCTGGTCGGCATGCTGTGCAACGCTGTCGATGAGCCCACGCAGCCGCTCGGCGATCCACCGCGTAGCGTTCATCGGCGACAACTGGGCCACCTCGGCACAGTCTGGGTGGATGTGCCCCGTGATGAAATCGCCACCCAACCAGACGAGCACGCGGCGGATGTCTGCCTGGTTCCTCTCGTGCTCAAGGCACTCCAAAAACCTTTCCTCCAGTTCGGCCATCCGCAGCTGGCAGACCTCCAGCGAATAGTCGTTCTCACCGTTGACCGTCTCGGGCAGCACGCGTTCCTCGCAGTGCACGTCGGACAGCATCAGGATCGCGGTGGCGTCGTGCTTCGTGCGTTTGCGAGCCTTGCCACTTTTGGTCAAGGCGACCGGCCGCACGCCTTGCAACGAGCCGATAGCGTCGGCACGCTCCCGCTCGCGGTCGATCTGAGCTAGCGCGGCTTTATACCTGTTTCGGTATGAAGCGATCTCAGACCGCAGCCGCGCAAGCTCAGCGTCGGACGCCAGCTGCTCCGCGGACGCGACGTGCTCGAGCACCTGGTCGGCTACCGTCTTTTGTCGAGCCAATCTATGACTCCTTGTCTGCCAGAGGTCTGCCAGCCGCGCTCCCTGCAAACGTCCATGATGGCTGAGGCGTAGCCGTTCTTCTGGTGCACAGCCGGGTTGAACGCCTGCCGCACGATCTCTAGTTCGTCGCGTGCCTCCTGCGGCAGTCGGTCGAACCAACTCGCGAAGCCTGGCCGCTTGCCCTGCGCCCGCGACAGCACGTCATCAAGAAGACTTTTTGTCGGTGCCTTTGCCTTTGCCACGCTTCACGCTTCCTTTCGTTGCGGGCTGAGACCGTCGTAGCACGACCTCGCCGTGCTCGTCTGGGATCGGGCAGGCACCCTCTTCGTCGTCTGAGTCCAGAGGGGCGTCGTCAAAATGGGGAGCCGCCGACTGCGACTGTTTCGCGGGCTTCCGTGCCATCGTGTGCTCCTTTCACCTTGCAGTGTGGACAAGGTGTCAACCGACGCCGTAGACCCGCTTGGCCGTCTCGCGGATTGCCTTCTGAACCTCAACTCCCTTCTCGTTCAGCCACTTCTTCCGCCCCTCGCACCCGCACCCGCCGGGCTTGTCAGCCGTGCGGGTCAGACGCTCGACGCGCTCCTGCGTGATGCCGATGGCTGTAAGCCCACGCTCCACGAGGTCGCCAACCATGATCGGTTGCCAAGCGGATTGCGGCACAGGACGGCACTTGCGGTACGTTGGCAGGCGCTTGGCAACGTAGCCGCAGGCCGGACAAGTCTGCGCCGGATTGTTGAAGTCGCACAGGCTCATGAAATAGTTACCGTGCCTGCCGTTTTGGAAAGGTCTCCGAATGAACCGCTTTCGCCGGACGGGCTGCAAATTGGAGTTTCAACACAGTAACCGCATTGATCTTCTTGCCCGCCGAGCGAAAAGAAGTTGTATGCGATAAAAGACGAATTATTTGCCCCGAAGAAGTGATAGATGGTTGCGTCTACTTGTACCTCGCATTTTGGCGGGCATTGCGAACACGCCTGCTCGCAAGCCTCGTGGCGAATCTTGACGGATAACGCCGCAATCGGATTGAGATTGTCATTCGTTGGCGAGCCGGAAAACTGCCACCACAGCGGAAAGGGATTGTTAGCTGGCAAAACATATGTGCCAGAGAAATCACCCAGCCCGCTTGGACGGCTGGTGTTCCATGTGTCTGTTACTTCAACTTCAATTTCGTCTGGAGGAGCTTCCTCGCCGCGGCAGCAGACATGGCACGCCGACGCGTATGGGCCGACGTTTGTCGAAACGTATGGATTAGGGTATTTCGCAGTGGCGTTGTAGTCGCCGCCTGCAGTCACGGCGATGCTTGCGCCGCTGTCGTTAGTTGCCGTCAGCGAGAAATCGGCGCACGAGGTTGGCGACTCTCCAGTCCAGCTTTGAGAGCAAGCGGCGGGGCCTACGGTGTCAGGGTTTGTACGCTCTCCCGACAGCGAGGCGGTTGCCGGAACCCCCTCGCCGTTGAACGCAACGGTCAGCAGAAGGCTTTCAATGATCCGCGGAGACCCTACAGAGTCCTCCAGCAGTCTGTATCCGCCACAAAAGATATGCACGTATCGGCATGGGTCCGCCGGGTCTTTTTGCAGCACAACTTCAGTGCCGTTCAAGTAAGCCCCGCAGCACAGTTCAGTCCCAACAAACTCCCACGCCAGATAGTCGTCCCCGCCGTCGTCGATCGTGATGCCAGTGATTTGCCCAAAGGTTTCGCTGGCAGTGTCATCGTCAACCACAGCTAAAAGCGTTGCGCCGCTGCCAGTGCTCGGAGCGGTCTGCGTGATTGTAATTGTGATGGACGACACCAACGGGTCTTCGCTTGCGTCCTCGCGGTAATACGATCCTCCGCCATCGACGTTGACGCTCTGTGGTATGCCCGTCTCGTGGTAGTATTCGCCACCCGAGGACACTTCGACTTCATCAAGCTCATCTGACAGGTCATAGAACAAGCCTCCGCTGGCGGTAAGTGCCGTGATGCCGCCGGTGCCATTGGTCGAAGTTACTTCGCCGACAATAAACCCATCGGCCCCGATGCCGCTGGGGTTCGTGTTGAACGCCGCAATCAAGTCGCCGACCGTGTATCCGCTGCCTGCGGCAGTGATGGTCGCTGACGCAACCTGCCATGCGTCACGGCCGTCCGGTCCTGTCGTCTGGCTAAGCGTGGCCGACAGCGTTGCACCAGTGCCAGAAGCGAATGGCGCGAACGGCTCGATGGATACTGTCGGCTGAAGTCGCACGGTACGGTAGACGCCGACTGCTGGAGTGACCTCAACATCGTCGGTGTCATACTCAATCACCAGCGGGTCTCCGTCAACGTAGCCCGAGCCGCCGCTAGTCACCGTGACAGAGTCCACGCCCCATGTGCCGTCAAGGTTATCCACAAGCGTGACTGTGGCGGTAGCGGTTCCGGCAACAGAAAGCGTCGGTTCTGTAGCTGTGTAAACGGTGGCCGTCGCTGCCGACACCTCGGTGTCTCCACTAGCCGCACTGATTGTTAGTTGCGACAGGTGTACGTAACCCGTGCCACCAGAGACCGACACAGAATCCAGAGACCACGTTGGCACGCCGCACCCGTCGTTTGTGCTTGTCAGCGTCGGCGTAAACGTCGCACCGCTGCCACTGCCACCCGATATCGTGAGGGTAGGAGCAACACGGCCAAGGACTGCGTATCCGCTACCGCCGTTTGTCACCTCAACCGCCGAGATCGGCCCTTTGTCCGTATCTGGGTCGCCGCCGGGGTCCGTTACTTCTGCCGAAGCGCCGCTGCCGAAGCACGAAGCAAAAGACAGCGAAATCAGGTCCGGCCCTTGCACTGGAATGCTGTCTGGAAATCCCGACAGCGTTGCTGTGACTGTCTCCGGAAGCCGCCCCGACGTGCAGAGCGTGCATGGATTGCAGCAGGGCGAACAACTCGACCCGAGCATGAATCCGACAGGATACATGCCAGCCGCGAAGATCAGCAGTCCCCACAACGGCGCGGACGTTGGCTCTGAAACGACGACGGCGAGCAGTTCAATCATTCAGCACTCCGCAGCGATCAGGTACCACGCGGTCCCCTCGCGAGCGATCGCACAATTTAGCGTAGTGGTTGCCGTGTTCGGCACGGTGGCGAAAAGGTTGGTTGCGGTAACTGTGTTCGGTGTGCTGGTCTGATACTTAAACGTGACCACCTTGGATTGCGTTTTGGTCCACGTGCCTGTGAACGTGCACACCCGAAACCACTTGCCAGAAGCCGCCAGCGGGTGGTCGAACGTGATCCCCGGCTGGTTGCGGTCACCGCCCTCAACAACGCGTACCGCCTTGGCGATCCGCTGCGCCGCGCCGTGCGAAAACGTCACAAACCGACCGCCGCCTGCGGCCTGCCCGCGATTGTTGCCCGCGCCCTGGTTTGCCACGCTCAGCCCTCGACGATGGAGATGACCAGACGTGTGCCAGCGAGGTTGGACTGCGCCGCGTAGTCGCCGGCCGCCAGCCGGCCAACCGCTGCCTCACCGCCACGCAGCGAGACCGTCGGCACCAAGGCCCCGGCAGACAGCTGCCCGAACGACACCGTGGCCGTGGAGACCGTGGACAGGTTCCGGGCGAAGAACAGCCCCACGGCCGACATGGTCGCCGTACTGATCGCAGCCGTACCCGCGGCGTTCGTGCCGGGCGTCAGCGTCTGCGTGTTGATTCCGCTGGCCGCCATGCTCGCCGTCACGCCGGCCGCGACGAACGACTGCGACAGGGCCCCCTTGGCAACGGTCGCGTTTACGTTGTAGACGATGTCGGGCATGGGAACTCCTATTGCTGTGTGGGCTGTCCGAAATACGATGCGAAGGCGACGGCGCGATGAACTCGCCGAGTCAGGATGTCGGGCGCGCCGGTCTTCAGAGCGCCGGCCTCGGTAAGTGGCTGCGGGTTGCTTGAAGGAACACGTTCGCTCGTGTCTGGGTCTTTGACGTAAACCCGCTTTTTTTCGCCACCGTCGAGGAAGTTCCAGCCGACGTTTGGCAGCCGCAGCGGCCATCCGTCAGGCCGGTACTCAAGCGTCACTTCCGTCTGCCAGTACCGGATCTCCACCTCGTTGACCACCTCAACGGCCGGTTGGCCGGAAATGCCGCTGCACTTCCACGTATACGGTTCGCCTCCCAGGTACTCGTCGCTGTTCACCGAGTTGGTGACCGCCGACGCGAGGCCGTAATCGAACGTTGCGCGGTTGCCGGAAATGGACGCCTGAAGGGTGCTGATGTCCGTGGTGGCACCTTCAAAAAAATCGTTGGCTGTGTTTACCAACGCTTTAACGGTGGACCCGTCGTAGTAGTAGAGCGCGGGCACCTGCAGCCCGCCCGTGGTCCACTTCCAAATATCCGGCCGCGCCAGCGGGTTGGGGTCTGGGTTCTCCTGCTTTGGCAGCTCGTAGTCCCATGTGATTTCGTAATGGAACCTCGAGCCGTTGTAATTGCCTCCGCTGGCCTGCATGGCCCGGCAGTAGCTCGCCTCGGGGTGCGGGTCGAGCACCGCGACCGGCACGGCCGAAAGCATTTCCGTCAGCGTCGTGGTCGGGTCATTGACCTCGACAACCCACTTGCGCTGAAAAACCGGCGGCTCGCCAAACTTGCGGCTGGCTGAGACCGTCGCGAGTTCTGTGACGTTAACGACGCTCATGCCGCAGCCCCCAGAATTTCGACCTTCTCTTGCTGCATGGCCCGCAACTCTTTGCGGATCTCCTCGAGCTTCATGTTGGTCTTGCGGTTCTCCTCAATGGCCGGATCCTCGCGGCCGGTCGCCAGCGCGATGAACTGGGCCATACCCTCGCTTGACCGGATGTCGTTGGCCTTGAGGGCCTCGTTCGACTTGCCGCCGAGGGCCCGCGCCTTGTCGGCTTGAATCTTGTCGATATCCTCCTGCTTCGCGGCCATCTTTTCGTCGATGGCTGCGGCTTCCTTGGCACGTCGCTCCTGGTCTTTGGCAGCTTCTTCGGCGGCGCGGGCTGCTTCCTTGGCCTGCTGCTCTTCCAGCCGCCTCGCCTCGTCTGCAGCGGCCTTCTCTGCCGCCGTGCGTTCTTCGATTCCCTTGATCTGGTCGTTGTAAGTCTGGCGGCGCTTCTCGGCTTCGCGGTTGTACATTTCCTCGTTGATGCGGCCGTCGTTGAGCTGCTTGTCCAAGTCCTGCAGGCCAGCCTGATACTCTTCTGCCGCCTTGCGGCCGGCCTCACCGAACTTCTCAGCGTTCTTGGTCGCTTCAAAGAATGCGTTGGTCTGTCTGGTGATTGCCCGCTGCATGCTCTGTTCCATGTCAGAGTCTTCTTTGTCCAACGCAGCCTGAGCGTCAGCCTTGGCTTTTTCCGCCGCGGCATCGACTGGTGCCTCTGCCGCCGCGGCACCACCAGCTGCGGCTTGTTGCGGGGCCTGACCGCTGGCGAAAGCCCGGCCGATGACTGGCACCTTGGACATGAAGGCGTAGAACGACTGCACCTTCTTCGACACCCAATCAATCCGGCTGCCGATGAACTCAAACGCCGAATTCATGCCTGCCCGGATCGTGCCGACCAGATTGGTGAGACCGACGATGAACGGAGACAAGAACGTGTGAACGACAGCGCCGGCGACCTTTAGCACCACGCCGACTAGATCAGCCATCACGCCGATCAGCTTCAGCACGCCCTCGACCACAGTTCCGATCAGCGTGAACACAGGGGCAATGACTTGAGCGATTGGCGAGGCAATCGACGTGATGCCCTCAACCACGCTGCTGATGCCGTCGGTGAACCCAGCCAATCCGCTCTGAATCGCGGCAAACGCGCCGATGAACGGCGTCACGAAAACGTCGGCCAAGCCTGCAAACGCTTGTGACGACCGATTGCCGGCCGCAGTCACCTCTTCCATCGCGAAGGCCAGGTCGTCCACCTGTTGAGCTTGCAGCTTGCCCATGGTGGCATTGAGCTGCTCAAGCGTGATCTTGCCTTCAGTGAGGCCGGCGGCCATTTCAAAGGCGCGGTCTTTGGCGTTCACGAATGCCTTGCCAAGGTTGAGTGCCAGCAAGGCACCGCCAATGAACGGGTTGGTAAGGCCAAGGGCAGCGGCGGCCACGGTGCCCATTGCACCGCCGCCGACGGCCAGCCCAACGCCCAACGCCTTGGCCGCGAGGATGAACGTTCTGGCGGTCGCTGCGGCCTTCAACAGACCAATGGCGAGATCCTTCACCCCAGCAGGGTTCCGAATGGCGTTGAGTGCTCGCCATTGCACGTAGGTCCACGCAACGTCCTTGCCGAACTTGATGACGCTGACGCCTGCGTCGGCAATGGATTTGGTGGCATCGGCTACGCCTTGAATCGTTCCGCTGACGCCGTTTAGCACACGCTCGGCAATGCTCGCGTTCTGCGCCAGCCTGCTCGTGGACTCGCTCGCGGCGTCCATCTCGTTCTTGGCCTTGGCAACGGCCCGGCCGTAGATCTCCTGCGTGAGCAGGCCCTTCTGCAGCATCTTGTCGAGCCGGCCAACGGTCTCGGCGTACTTCTCGGCTGGCGTCCGCACCTCTGCCGTGATCTTCGCAGCTTGGCGAAACTCGGCCGCCGTAGCCTTGGCACTGGCCCCCACCTTGCTGAGTTCGCGGTCCGCCTGCGCGACGCCGGCAGCGACGCCGTCAGCGTTTGCGGTCAGCTGGAATGCAAGGTCAAGTTTCGCCATCTGTCTGCGGTTTCAGTTTGCTAAGTTCTGCGGCAATTTCTTCGGCCGTCATCGGCGGCTTGCGAATCGGTATGAAGTCTTGCGGCTTTGGTGTCCTGCCTCGAACGTGCGGGGCGATTGTCAACGCGGCCAGCGTGCCCGTCTGTTCCCACTGCCTCCCGATCGGCTCAAAGAACCGGTCAAACGCCAGCAGCTCGCGGTACGTTGTCAGCGGCAATCCTTCCACGTACTCCAGTGACCATCCGGTTGCGAGGCACAGGCGAATCACGAAGAGCCGGCCGTCGGGCCGGGCTCGGAGTTTTTTGCCAGTTCCTCAATGCTTTGATCGGAAAGGTTGTTGTGCTCCATGGCGGCCAGCCAGACGCGATTCATCACGCGGGCCGACTTCTGGGCCAGCCGGGTCACGTCGCCGTTGTCAAACAGCCTGTTGCCCTTCTCGTCCACAAGGCATCGCACCAGAAACTTGGTGCGAAAGTCATCCACGCCGGTCTCTTTCTTGCGCTGCCATTCGTTCTCGTACGCGTCCCGCTCGCCCACTGTCATGACGCGGATGTAAACATCACCGCCCCATTCCGGCACGGTTAGCTTGAGCAGCCCAAGGTCATCGGCGGCCAGGATCTGATCTTTCGTCAAAGCGGGCATGTCACGCGGCTCCAATCTTGAATGTCACGGAAAAGGTCTGCAGTTCACCGACTGACGCAGACCACCCAAGCGTCTGGAACATGGCCGAAGGGAATGACCATGTAACGCCCGGACCTCCGATAGATAGAGCAGCCGTCAAGCCGACGCTGGTTGTTGCCATTCCAGCCGTGCCGCGCACCGTCACCGACACGGTGCCGCCGTCAATGTCAGCGGCGGAAAACTTCTTGAGCCGGTTGGTGGTGTTGCGGGAGGTGACCTCAACAGCGTCTGCCGTGACGCCATCCACAGCCACGGTCACAAGCTCGCCCAAGGTGACGGCACCCCAAGTGACGGTAACGCCTTGGCTGACATTCGCCACGACGGCCTCCCGTCGTTAGGTGCGGACCTTAAACGTCAAGGACTGCTTGACCAGTTCGCCCACGGCGTACGCCACGCTCGCCGACGACACAATCGCTGTGTACGTCGTGGTTGCGAAGACGAGGTTGCCGCTGGTTCCAATGGCAACCGCTGTAGACCCCAAGGCTTCGCAGCTGATCTCGTCGTCTCTAAGCGCCGGCGTCTGGTATCGCCGGCCCTGCCCGGTCGCCAGCCCGAGGTGCGATTCATCCAGCAGGTCGCCACCAGGCGTTACGGTAACGCTCGTTACGGTGTAGGTGCTGCTGGCGAAGGTGAACGTGTTGCCCTGAGAATCGGCTGCCATGGTGGCGTGCTCCTGTGTGTTTCTGGGGCCGTGGCCCTGCGTTCAAACTAGGGTTTAGGCAGGGCTCCCTTCCAGTTACGTCACCCCGTCGATGGCGTTCTGCATGATCGCCTCTAGGTTGGCCTCTAGCGTCTCTTTCATCACGCCCTTGTTGTTGAAATACGCCAGCCACGCGTACCGTCGGGGCACAATTTTGCCGCGACCGGCCCGCGGTGGGGTGCCACGCTCAAGGTAAGAACTGTGGGGAGCAACGCCCGATTTGTAGCCAACCAGCCCCACCACGGTGAGCCGTTGCTTGCCCCCATACCGCCGGACGACGGTGCCGGGAGATTGCCTCAGGCGGCCGGAGAACACCCTAGCTTGCTGTACGTTGTGCCGCAGAGATTTCAGCGCCGGCTGCAAGGCGTGCTCAACGGCCTCAATTACCTCGGCGGGCTCAACCTTAAATGCTTTCGCCAACGCGTGCCTGCGGATCCAGCGACCGTCCTTGGCCGTGGTGTTGATCTTGAACGTGACTTCGCGGCCCATTACGTAGCCTCGTTGATACGGAATTCAAAAGACTGCTGCACGTTGTAGTAGGGCAGCATCTGGTCATCGGCTGGCATGTCCACGCCGTCGGCTTCGGTGACAAGGGTGGTGCGTTGGATCGTCACGCCGGCCGTCGTGCCGGTCCAGCCGTCCACCGCCAGGCGGACGGCTCGAGCGATGCTCTTCACGTTCGTGTAGGACGTGCCGTACGTGGTCAGCTGCAGCGTCACGACTGGGTTGCCGACGTTGCCTGCAAGAGACTGCGGGCGTTGCACGGCGGTCCGCTGGTAAACCACCAGCGGGAGCGGCGTGTTTTGCGGCGCAATCATCGGGTAGATGCGACTGCCGACCAGGGAAAAAACAGCCGTCTGGCTCGTTAGCCGCTGAAAAATGAATGCTTCTGGAGCTTCTACAACGCTCATGCTGCGGCCTTTTCTGTGCAGATCAGTTCCACGTACCAGACGCGCTCGTATTCGTTGATTGCCCCGATTTCAAGCGTGCGGTTTCGGTATATGACTCGCATGCTGGTGCTGACGCCGGGCAAGGCGCGGATGGTGACCTTGTGACCTAAAAATCCCACCACCTCGGCGTACCGCTCGGCCTCGCGGCCAGACAGGGATTGCACCCTGGCCCACACCGTCGCAAACGTGGACCACGTCAGCGTTGCCTCGCCCACGGCGTTCTGCGCGTTGGCCGGCGTCTCAATGGTGATCCGCTCGGTGAGTTCTCCAGCGTCGATCATCGGTAGGAGCCCCAACGGATGGTGTCGAGCAGGGCTTTTGTGCCCATCGGCACTTCGGTCAGGGCGGCCTCGGCGGTCATCTCGCGATTTCGCCAGAGGTGTGCCACCAACATGAGGATGGCGGACTTCACCGGGGCGGGCACGCTCGTGCCGTCCGACGAGTAGCCGGCCCACCACGTGACGGTCGTGCTGTTCTGGTCCACGAGGTGCGTGGGCCATGTCTTGCCGTACAGCGGGCGAGCCACGCCAGGAGTGGCCTGCCGGTCCACCCGGTACTCCGTGGCGTCCAGCGTCGTCGTAGAGGCCCCAGCGGACGGCGTGTAGGTAATCGTCACCGCCGTGGCCGTGCCCGATTGCACCATGGGCGGGCGCGGCAGCTCAATGTCGAGGTTGGGCACGGTGCCTTGTCGGCCTTCAATGTTGTTGCCGTC